TTTGAGGCTTGGGTTGAAACTGTTTCTGATTGGGATGTGGTGCGTGAAGCAAACCCAAAAGTCATGAAGCTGGAAGCCTAAGCAGATTATTGGTTGAGTTGGCAATAGCCACACAAATTCCAATGAGCGAATGGGTTGATGCAGAGGATATTTTAACAGCGATCGAAGTATTGGAGGCGAGGTATGGCAAGTGAAACTATTGCTTATAGCCAAAAAGACCTACGCGATATTAAAAAAGCCTTCAAACTTATGGACGAGGAAGCAACTACTCAAGTGGCAATTCAGTCTATTGCTTTGGCAAATTACGCGGCTGAGGAAATTAAAAAAGCAGCTGGACAAAGAACAAAGTCAGGCAAAGTTGCGCAAAGAGTTGCAGATGGCGTTAGCGTCTCAAAATCAACTAAAACACAAGCTGCAAGATTGGGAACATTCAGTTATGGATTTGCCCGACAAAAGTTTTCAGGCGGTGCTGATACGCAAACCTTATGGGGTGGCGTTGAGTTTGGTTCTAACAAATTCAAACAGTTCCCTACATATTCTGGGCGGCAAGGTCGTGGATCTCGCGGATGGTTCATTTATCCAACCCTTCGCAGAATTCAGCCTGAATTGATTAATAAGTGGGAACAAAGTTTTGATTCCATTATTAAGGAATGGGTCTAATGGCTACTGGTAATCGCACGCTTAAACTCTCAATTCTTGCCGATGTAGATGATCTTAAAAAGAAACTTGGCGAAGCTGACAAAGCGGTCGAGGATAACTCAAGCAAGATTTCAGAGTTTGGAAAGAAGGCTGCTACTGCATTTGCGGTCGCTGCTGCTGCTGCCGTTGCCTATGGCACTAAATTAGCCATTGATGGGGTTAAAGCAGCCATTGAGGATGAGCAGGCACAGTTAAGGTTAGCCAATGCTCTAAGGACTGCCACAGGGGCTACTGATGCCCAAATAAAGGCTACTGAGGACATGATCCTAAAGACATCCTTAGCCACAGGCGTTGCTGATGATCAATTAAGACCAGCATTCCAAAGACTTGCAGTTAGCACAAAAGATACTGCTAAAGCCCAAGAATTATTAAGCCTTGCTTTAGATATTTCTAAAGGTAAGGGAATTGAATTAGAAACAGTCGCCAATGCTTTGGGTCGCGCTCAAGATGGAAACACCACAGCTCTAGGCAGACTTGGACTTGGATTATCTAAAGCCGAACTTGCAACCCTTTCATTTACCGAGGTTCAAACAAAATTATCTGATCTTTATGGTGGCGCAGCAGCTGCAAACGCTGAAACCTTTCAAGGCAAAATTGATCGCTTAAAAGTTGGTTTTGATGAGGCTAAGGAAAGTCTAGGCGTTGCTTTATTGCCACAGGTTGAGAAGTTTATTACATTCTTAAACGATACTGGCATTCCAACATTAAACGCATTCATTGCAGGACTAACTGGCGATGAAGGATTAAGTGCAGGATTACAGGAAACTCAAAGAGGTGCTGAGAGTTTTGGAAAAGCAATTGGAGTAGTTGCAGGAATCATTTCAGGCTTTATAACATTCTTAAGAGAAGCAATTGGTTTTGTCACCATATTGGCTAATGAATTAATTCGAGTGGTTAATATAATTCCGGGTGTTAATATCGGATCAATTCCTAACATAGCCCCATCCGCTGCTGGAGTACCTTCTTTGCCAAGTAGCGCAAATACCAGAGAAAGCCGATCAAGTGGCACGACAGTTAATAACATTACAGTTCAGGCATTAGATAGCGAGAGCGCAGCTAGAGCCGTTGCTAAGGTAATCAATGAAAGCGCAGCAAGATCAATTCCAGCATTGAGCGGCACAAGCGTTCGAGGTAATTAATGACTGTCTTTACGCCTGACTGGAAATTGACAATTGCTGGAACTGAATACACAGACATCGCAATAAGCGATATTCAGCATCAGGCTGGTAGAACTGATATTTATACTCAGCCATCCCCATCTTATATGCAGATCACCCTGGTCGCTTTATCAGGTCAAACTTTGCCATTTGCGATTAACGACAGTTTCTCATTACAAGTCAAAAACAGTTCAGGAACTTATGTAAATTTGTTTGGTGGAGATATTACCGATCTAACTGTTGAGGTTGGAGCATTTGGAAATATAGCCAAAGTTGCTAACTACACAATCCTAGCGATGGGATCTTTGGTTAAGTTAGCCAAAGAAATCTACAATGGCACAATTGCGCAGGATGAGGATGGCAATCAGATTTATGATTTGCTTTCTAGCGTATTGCTTGGCACTTGGGCTGAAGTTCCAGCAGCTTCTACTTGGGCAACATATTCTGCAACTGAAACTTGGGCTAACGCTTCAAATCTAGGACTTGGCGAGATTGATCAACCCGGACTTTACACAATGGAAAACCGAGCAGCATCACCAGACACCATTTACAACATCGCTTCACTCATAGCCAATTCAGCCTTTGGATATTTGTATGAGGACAATGCAGGCAATATCGGTTATGCAGATGCAGACCATAGACAGAATTACCTATTGACCAATGGTTATGTTGATCTAGATGCCAACCATGCTTTAGGTTCAGGATTATCAACCATCACTCGATCAGGTGATATTAGAAACGATGTTTATATCAATTATGGCAATAACTTTGGATCTCAGGAAACTGCAACGAGTGCAACTTCAATTGCAACTTATGGCTACAAAGCAGAAAGCATTCAATCGGTTTTGCATTCAGCTGTTGATGCTCAGGCTGTGGCAGATCGGTATATTGCTCAAAGAGCCTTTCCACAACCAGTATTCCAAAGCATCACTTTTCCATTGACGAATCCTGAGATTGATAACTCTGATCGAGATAACCTTCTTGGGGTGTTTATGGGTCAGCCGTTAAATATCACAAACCTACCTGAGCAAATTTCAAGTGGTGAGTTTGAAGGTTATGTTGAAGGATGGCGTTGGAGCACTCGGTTTAATGAGCTGTTTTTAACGCTAAATCTTTCACCAGTCGCATTCAGCCAAGTGGCTATGCGTTGGAATACGACACCAATAACTGAGGCTTGGAACACAATAGATCCAACTTTGACATGGGAATACGCTACAATCGTAGCCTGAGATAAAGGACAATATGGCAACCACTACTAATTACAGTTGGACAACACCAGACGACACCGCGCTGGTCAAAGATGGCGCAGCAGCCATTCGCACACTTGGTTCATCTGTTGATACAACCACAAAAGCATTAAACCCATCAACAACTCTTGGCGATATTGAATATCGTTCATCAACTGCTAACACAAACACAAGACTTGGAATTGGAACTACTGGTCAAGTTTTAACTGTATCTGGTGGCGTTCCATCATGGGCAACATCATCAAGCGGTGGTATGACTTTAATTAGCACATCAACATTGAATACTGCTTCATTAACATTAAGTTCAATACCACAAACATATAATAATTTATATTTAGTTTTATATGGCATGACTGGAACAGTTGCAGCCAGAACAGTTAGAGTTGGCCCAAATAATGATTTTTCAAATTGTAGTTCTGTTGGTTTTGATGACGCAAACCCTACTCAAAATTTAGGATGTTCAATTGATTTAGCAAATCAAGGTAATATGCTAAGAACATCAGATAACAATGTTTTTGCTATTACAATAAATAATTATTCATCAACCGCAGGAAAAAAACCTTTTCAATTTAATGGTCGTTATGTGAGCGGTGGTTCTGCTACAAAGTTTGTTGCTGGTTTTGGAGTTTATGATTCAACAAGTGCAATAACATCTATTGTTATTGATAGAGGCGGAACAGATAGTTTTTCAACTGGCACAGTGCTATTTTACGGAGTTAAATAATGGCTAAATCAACAATACTACAAATTAAAATTGTAAATTGCGAAACTGGCGAAGAAATTGTCAGAGATGCAAATGCTGAGGAATTAGCACAAATTGCAGCGGATCAATTGTTGCAGGATGCTAAGCAAGCCGAAGCGGAAGCAAAAGCAACTGCTAAAGCAGCAATTCTTGATCGCATTGGTTTAACTGTTGATGAACTTAAATTGTTACTTGGCTAATGAAGGCTTGGTTATCTAAAGCTGCTGTTCAGTTAAGAGAACAAACTGATGATGCATTCATGGATCGCAGCAGGAAGTCTGATGGATGGATCGGTGATCTTAAGCATCAATCTCGAAAGTCCGACCACAACCCTTTACCATCAGGAGAAGTTTGTGCAATTGACATTGACGCTGGCTTATCTGACGAACAAGGAATTAGCCATGCTTTGGCAGATCAAATTCGACTTGCAGCAAAATCAGATAAGCGTATTTCGTATGTAATTCATGCGCAGAAAATCTGCTCAGCAAGATCATTTTGGCGTTGGAAAAAATACACTGGGATCAATCCCCATCACAAACATATTCATATTTCATTCAAACCAAATCAACCAGGCGATTTCTTTAACATCCCACTACTAGGAGGCAAAGCATGAAACTAACCAAGAAACACAAAGCAATTCTTAAGTCCTACTTTAGAGGAGTGTTAGTTTCATTCCTGACATTCTTAGCAAGTAATGAACTAGGACTTGATCCAGCCGTATCAGTAGTTATTGCAGCACTTGCAGGACCAGCAGCTAAAGCATTAGATAAGACCGAGGGTGAGTTTGGTGTTGGTTCTGAAAAATGACAGCAAACGATTGGGTCGCTATCGCCGTTGGCGTATGCGCCGTATCAACAAGTTTATTGGTGGGTCTGCGCTGGGTTATTAAGTCTTATCTAGCGGAATTGCGACCTAACGGAGGCTCATCAATTAAGGATCAAATAAATCGACTTGAGAAGCGTGTCGATGATCTCTTTGTCCTAATTAGTAAGTCATAATTTTAATTATGGCGAACACACGCAAACCTTCTAAACGCAAAAAGATCAATAAGCGTATCGTTCGCCATTCTCCTGAGCCGTTAAGTAAGTTAGATCAACATTACACAGCTCTGCATGAATGCTACAAAGCAGCTAGAAAAGCAGGATTCACGCCTGAACATGCTTTTTGGCTTATGACTGAACATAAGACTTTCCCTGATTGGATCGTAGGCGATGGCGGAATTATTCCTTCCATAGATCCAACCGACGATGAGGATGACGAATAATTAAGCGTTATCTGGTCATATCAGATTTGCAAATTCCATACCACCATGAAGCAGCTGTCAAAAATGTCATTAAACTTGCACGACGCGAAAAGTTTGATAGCGTTCTATGTGTTGGCGATGAGATTGACTTTCAAACCATTTCTCGATGGGCTGAGAAAACACCTTTGGCTTATCAGCAAACCCTTGATGATGATCGCTCAGCTACTCAAGAAATCCTTTGGGCATTAACCGAGCATTCTAAAGAAGCACACATTATTAGATCTAATCACACCGATCGTCTTTACAACACACTTCTTAAAGTCCCGGGATTGATCTCTCTGCCAGAATTGCAATATGCCAAGTTTATGGATTTTGACAGTTTAGGCATAACCTTCCACAAACAATTTTACGAATTTGAAAAGGGCTGGATCTTGGCTCATGGCGATGAAGGAAACATGAATCCTAACGCTGGGCAGACTGCCCTAAATCTTGCCAAAAAGGCAGGAAAGAGCGTGGTTTGTGGTCATACCCATAGACTAGGTATGTCAGCCTACTCAGAGGGGCTCTACGGGGCTTATAGACCCCTTTATGGGGTTGAAACGGGCAACCTTATGAACCGCGCTAAAGCATCTTACACAAAAGGCTTGGCTAACTGGCAAATGGGCATAGTTTTACTCGAATGGGATGGCAAGAATATGAGCGTGCAGATGATCCCAATTAACAAAGATGGCTCATTTACAGCTCTTGGAAAGTCTTATGGAGTGTGAAACAGACTATCAGCCACGCACGATTGATGATCATATCGATGCGCTTGAGGCTCTTGGCTTTATCTAATCGTTATAAAACACGCCGAAAGTAATTAACCACGCTTCCTTGATTTAGGTCATACTTTATGTATTCACAGAAAGCCTGTGGATATGTAAGGGAGCGACATGACACTCAAAGAAGCTGGTCTAGTATGGGTTGCAAGTATGGTTGCAATTATCTGGGCTTACGCAATACACGAAAATGCAAAGCAAAGTCATTATTGGCGCGGTCGAAAAGATGGCTGGGATATGCACCGCCGAATGATTGATAATAAAAACGATGCCGACAAATACTGAGCAGTTATTTGATGAGGTCATTACTACGATCCAACAGCGCGGAAGCGTCTATGGACATCCGTATTACAACCACAAACGAATTGCGGGCTTATGGTCTGCTTATCTCGACTTCCCAATCACACCACACCAAGCTGCATTATGTATGGCGTTGGTCAAGGTTTCTAGGCTTAGTGAAACCCCAGATCATTACGACAGTATCAAAGACTTTATTGCCTATGGATCTGTCTATAAAACTGTGCTGGATGCAGTCCAAGATGAAAACTGGGAGGACTAACAATGGCTTTTAATTTAGCAGATTACGAAACAGTAGAAACAAGATTGGAGAAATGGCATGGACAATTTCCAGATTCACGGATCGAAACCGAACTCGTTGAGGCATCAAACACTCGATTCATTGTTATTTGTCGGTTATTCAAAACAGAGGCAGATGCAAAGCCC